TACAAAAATACGCCAATTTTACGCCAAACAATGCAGAGAATGAGCAGATTTGATGCTTATGGAAGTGGCGATATGATATAATACATTTTTTAAGACGGGAAATGCTTGATTTTACGGCATTTCCCGTCTTTTTTGTTTCTAATTTGTTACTGGTTCAGCGTAAAAAATATTATTTTAACAGGGCAACAGTTTCCCGTAACTGTTCAATAGTCTTGTGATTATATACCCTGTTTCCCACATCCTTTGACTTATGACCCATCAGCATATCAATACATTTTCTATTGCCTTTTGCGTTGTCAAGGTTGGTTTCAAAGGTGTGCCGTGCTTCATGGGGGGTCTTGTCTGCACCGATCTTTTCCATGACCTCACCCCAACACTTATAGTAATTTGCCTGACTGAACTTTTTGCCCTGATAAGTGAACAGATACTTGTTCCCTTCATCAACCAGTGCTTTCACAAATGGTTTGATGTGGTCATGTATCGGAACAATACGGCATTTTCCGGCAGCGGTCTTGATTCCACCTTCAAAGTACCAGTCCTTGATGTTTACCTGTTCAGTTTTCATTCCCAACAATTCCTGTAATCTGAACCCCGTATATATGTAGATCAGCACGGTGTTGACCCAAGGGTCATCTTTTATTTTCCACAGCATATCAATCTGTTCAGGCGTGAACGGTTCACGGGTTGTTTCAGGTATCGGTGGGGCGGTAGTTATTTGTGAATACATTTTATCTATCAGGTCAATTTCAAATGCAAACCTGTCAAGGTGTCCGAACAGATTCTTGATTGACCATTGTGTTGAATACCCACACCCGCAGTTGTCAATGCAGTCTTGCATCTGATAAGATTTCAATGATCGGTACTTCACACCGTAGTATTTTGAACAGTGCTTGAACGCTGAACGCAAAGACTGTTGATTTGATTTTCCTAACTTGGGTAACTTAATTTCAGACCAACGCTGATAGAGTACAACCAAGGTGACCTTTTCCCGGTCAATGTCCCAAGGGTTGTTGTTATATTCAGCCAATAGGATGTTGGCTTTTTCTTCTGTTTCAGCGTAACCGATAGGGGTTTGTTTTGCGTGTCCCTGTTCGTCATATATGGTGACCTTGGCAAGCCACGGGCGTGATCGGTTACCCTTCAATTTGGTCACGCATCCGTAACCGTTTGGGTTTCTTCTTCCCATGTATATCATTCCTTCCTGATTGAAATTTCAAGGAATGGATGATATAATTAGGGTTGCATAGCCTATATCATCCTATTCCTTGGTATAGAGTTATTAGAACCCTGACCGCTGCAACGGTTGGGGTTCATTTTTTGTTCAGTTAATTAGGGTCATCAAAATAATTCAAATTGTATGTGATATAGACTGAATCAAAGGTGTGCTTTTCTGAATCAAAATTATCAACTTCAAATTCTGCAACGGTGTCTGATACTGGTGAAAACTTATAAGTAACGCCCGTGTCAACAACCTTCCTTGCACTATCCTTTACCGTAATGTTGAACATTTTGAACACATTGTCAAAGTCTTTCTTGATTTCCAACGGTTCAGTTGCAAAGCATCTGATTTTGACAACAGCATCTTCATATAAAATAAATTCTGAATACATTCCATCTAAGTCATAAGTGTAAAGCTGCATTTGAAATGTGCCTTTGGAATTTTTATTGTTCCAATCTTCTGTTGACTTTGGTTCACCAAGTAATTCAACCAACTTTTCAGATGAAATCCTTGAATAAGTATTTGCATCTAAGATGACAGGGATTTCTTCTGATGATGCTTCTTTTTTCTGAATGGGATTCTTTGAAATATCCTTTACAACCATAATTACAAAAATAACAACGATTGCTAAAACGACAAGTTTAATGACTTTTTTCATAAATCTGACCTTCCCTTCTTTGTGGTAACTGTTTGTAACGGTTGGTAACTGTTCAAGTAACTGTTGCAAATACAGTGTTTTCAATATAGTAACGGTTGGTATCTGTTTGGTAGTATTTTTCTTAATAATAAAATATCTTATATAAATAAGAATATAAAAAGTAAAATATACAGTATAGAAAAGCAACAGTTACCTGTTACCAACAGTTACCTTTTTGAAAAATCAACCATGATGATATTGCCTATGCGTTCAATGATTCTTTTTTAACAGAATATTTTTCTGCTGAAAGCAATGATTCAATCATAGTCTTTACAACATTTTTGTCGGATTCATCAAGGGTGAGATACAAGGAAACCACATCATAAGCATCTGAACCGTGACATTTTTTGAACAGTTCACGACACTTTTTTAACTGCTGATCTTCTTCTGTTTCCTTCCAACCCATGATATAAGCCGGAGTTGTTTGGAGTGCATCAGCAATCTGTTTTATTTTTGATTGCCGTAATTCCTGAATACCAAGTTCGATCTTGTTTATGGAAGTTTTGCTTTTATATCCAATCTTATGTGCAAGTTCTTCTTGTGACATTCCTAATTCATCCCGCCTTGCTTTTATCCTTTCACCTATTGTCATTTAATCACCTTCTTCCCGGTTGGTTATGCTTAAAGAATACCATAAAATAGATTGAATATCAACTTTTATCAAATTTTTTATAAAAAAGTGTTGACATTTTATCTACTGAATGGTATTGTTATGTCAGTAGATAAAACATCTACTCGAAACAAAGCAAGTAGGAAGGAACGGGTGAAGCGATAGGGCTACACGCAAGTGACATGGTGGTCAGGCTGCCGGATAGCAGACAGAGCGTGTGAAGAATAAACATGACCCGTCAAAGTAGTTGAAGAAAACAGGAACGGTAGGGCAAGAAAGCAAAGTATTCAGAACTATTTGAAGAAAACTGAACAGGCTGAACCAATCAGCACTTTACCCCTATATCAAGAAACCGTTAAGTGGAAGAATCAACCGCACGAGATGACACAGCACTTTGTTTCACAGGTCAGGAAGTTCCCCGACTTCCTGACTACTTCAAAAAGAACTGTTGCAGCAGTTCCGGGGAAAAGAACCAAGGAATAGGATTTCAGTTCTTTCAAAAAATTGTCTATTGTGTGTAGGTCAACAGGTTTTGGTGGTTTTAATGTGAAACCCCGGCGGTTTGAACAACACCGTTCAAAAAGTTCAATGATGTGTAACAGGTTTTCAGATTTTAATGTGAAATCTGATAAAGGAAAGACACCCCTGATTGTACTAAGGTGTGCTGACAATAGACAACTTTTTGAAGGAACTGGGAAAGGAAATGGTAAGGCTATGAAGTATGCAATCTATGAAGGTAATCTTGATAGACTTGAAAAGAAGTTGAAGCGTATTTTTAATAAGTGCAAGGCATACGGTTGTGATTTCCACTATGAACAGACTGGTGAAGAGTTCAGAGAGTTGAAGGACGAAAAAGGAAATAAATACACCGCCCGCTTCGTACTGGTAGAAGCGGAAGGAACTGCAATCATCAATGATTGGGAGTTCGTAGCAGAACTTGAACATACAGAAAATGGTAATATCATCACAGGTGTTGCCGGGGTAGAAGTACCTGAACGATATTATACTTCAAAACCAATGTGTGAACATTGCAACAGTAAGAGATTCCGCAAGAATACATACATTGTGAGAAATAAGCAAACGGGAGAGTTCAAACAGGTTGGAAAATCTTGCCTGAAAGATTTCACACATGGTATGAGTGCAGAAGCAGTTACGCAGTATATGAGCCTGTTTGATACTTTGATTGAAGGTGAAACACCTGAACCCGGATGCAGTTATCAGCGGTATGTTAATACAAAAGAATATCTTTCTTATGTGGCTGAAACAATCCGTCATTTTGGGTATACAAGATCATCTGATGAAGGCATCAGCACGGCAATAAGGGCATTAGATTTTTATGATGCAGCACACGGACGGGCAGTTACAAAAGAATACTTACAGGATTTACTTGATAAGATGCGATCAGTGAACTTTGACATTGATAGTGATTTGACAGTGAAACTTGTGTCAGATGCCCTTGCTTGGGTGTCTGAACAGGAAGAAAACAGCAATTATATTCATAACTTAAAAACGGCTTGCAGTCTTGAATATGTCAAAGGAAATTTTGGATTGTATGCTTCATTATTTCCGGCGTATGACAGGGACTTAGAACGAACTGTAAAGAGAAAAGCAGTTCTTGACATAGAACAGTCATCAGAATATGTCGGTGAAATTTCTGACAGAATCACAGTAAAAGTTCAGTCTGTAAAGTGTGTAACAAGTTGGGAAACTGATTTCGGTGTCACCCACATATACAAAATCATAGGTGCAGATGGAAATGTTTATACATGGAAAACCGGAAAGTATATTGATGATACTGTTGATGAAATGTCAATCACTGGTACAGTAAAAGCACATACAGAGTTTAGAGGTATAAAACAGACTGAATTAACAAGATGCCGGGTAGCTGCCTGAAAGCACCCGGCAATGAAAGAAGGTGATGAAGTGAAGAAAATAGTTGCAGCATGGATTGAACAGATTCTTGAATTTCCAACCAAACTTGAATACCTTGCGTATATGGAAAGTCTGAAAAAAGGTAGACCGCAGAAGTTCAAGGAAACATCCTTTGAACAGTTGGAATCAGGGGTTGTAAGAATAACAATCAGGAAGCAGTACAATAACAATGCGTTTCCTGATGATGAAAAGGAAGGTGAAAAGTAAGATGACGAACACAGAGTTATTAAGGGAAAAAATCAATGCATCCGGCTATAAATTGCAGTTTGTGGCTGAAAAGTGCGGGTTGACTTACTTTGGACTTATGAAGAAGGTCAACAATGAAACAGAGTTCAAGGCAAGTGAAATCAAGGCACTGAAAGACCTGTTAAATTTAACAGATGATGATGCAACTAAGATTTTTTTTGCCTAAAAAGTAGATAAAATATCTACTACAAGAAAGGATAGGTGATAAATTATGAAATTCAGCGAAAAGTTGAAACAGGCTATGCAGCAGTTAGGTGTCAATCAGGCACAGGTGGTTGGAATGACCGGGAAAAGTAAAGGGTCAATCAGTATGTACCTGAATGACAAAACAGTTCCGTCAGAACAGGTTCAGAGTGATATTGCAGTGTCACTTGGACTTGCACCTGATTATTTTGAACAAGAAGAAAACCCGGTGATCTTCAAACCGTCAAAGTGTGAAGATGGCATCCAAACCTTAACAATACATGAAGTTGCTAAGTTGATGCATAAGCACACAAACACAATAGCACTTGGTTTACAACAGGGGGTTTTTCCTTGGGGGTATGCAATCCATACTTCTGAACACCGTTGGTCTTACTTCATCAATGCAAAGCGTTTTGCAGAAATTGAGGGGGTGACGGTCAGTGCCTAAGATTCAATACAAGGAAATAAATTTCAGGGGCAAAAGTCTTGAACTGATAAACCTTGTGAATCAGGTGGTTGAAGAATATCAGGCACAGGGATATGAACTGACACTTAGACAAGCATATTATCAGTTGGTTGCCCGTGGTTATATACCAAACAATGAACGCAGCTATAAGAATATAGGCAGTCTTATCAATGACGGCAGACTTGCCGGACTGATCGACTGGTACAGCATCACAGACAGAACCCGCAACCTTAGAAGCAATAGTCACTGGGACAATCCGGCTGATGTGATCGCATCTGCAAGATACAGTTATCTGCTGAACAAGTGGGACGGTCAACCGAACTACGTTGAAGTGTGGGTTGAAAAGGATGCCTTAGTTGATATTGTGGGACAGGCTTGCAGACCACTTGACACACCATATTTTTCATGTAGGGGTTACACTTCACAGTCAGAAATGTGGTCAGCAGCACAGCGTTTCATTAGTCAAGATTACCGTGATAACAGGGTGATTATTCACTTAGGTGACCATGACCCAAGCGGTATTGATATGACAAGGGATATTCAGGAACGCTTGCAGATGTTCGGTGCTGATGTGTATGTGAAGCGTGTAGCACTGACCATGAATCAGATTGGTACATATAACCCACCACCTAACCCGGCAAAGATCACTGACAGTAGAGCATCAAAGTATATTGATGAATACGGCAATGAATCTTGGGAACTGGATGCACTTGAACCACAGGTCATCACTGATCTGATAACCAATGAGGTCACAGCACTAAGAAATGATGAAATTTACCGTTCAGTATGTGATTCAGAAGAACGTGGAAAAGATGAACTTAAAATGATAGAACGCAACTATGACAAGGCTGTTGCATTTTTAGAAAGTGAGGAATAGGAAAATGGAAAATAACAATACCGTTCAGAATGTAGTGCATGGGTTCAAAGTGTTCAGACCTGATTGGACTTGTTCACCTAATGGTAACACTAAACAGTACACTTGCCCCGGAAAATTTGAGGAAGAAGGGGAACTTGATGTTTGCGGTCATGGTATGCACTTCTGTCAGACTGCTGCCGACTGTTTCAATTATTACAGTTTCAACAGTGAAAACAAGGTTGCAGAAGTCATTGCTTATGGTGATGTAAGAACAGACGGTGACAAGTCATGTACTGACAAATTGGAGATCGTGCGTGAAATCCCGTGGGATGAAGTGTTGCGAATCGTCAATATTGGAAAGAATTGCACGGGTCGCTGCAACACCGGGAACAGGAACACCGGGAACAGGAACACCGGGAACAGGAACACCGGGGACTGCAACACCGGGAACAGGAACACCGGGGACTGGAACACCGGGGACTGCAACACCGGGAACAGGAACACCGGGGACTGCAACACCGGGGACTGGAACAAATCTTCTTTCAATACTGGTTGTTTTAATACAGAAGAACAGAAGATCATGCTGTTCAATAAGCCGTCAAATATGACTTACAGTGAATGGTTAGATTCAGATGCAAGATATTTACTGAATCAGATACCAAAGGATGTTGTTGAATGGGTATATGAAGAAGATATGACTGATGAAGAAAAGGCAGCACATCCAACCTATGAAACAACAGGCGGTTATCTCAAAGTGCTTGATGAATCTGAATGTGGTCAGTTGTGGTGGGGCAGCCTGTCAGACCGCAGAAAGGAAATCATCAAGGCAATACCAAACTTTGATGCTGAAATATTCTTCCAGTGTACGGGTGTCAGGGTAGATGAATGATCTGCACCTTATGCCCCATCAGGAAGATGCACTGAACAGAACTGAACAGTTCAACCGTTGTGCTTATTATCTTGATATGGGACTGGGTAAGACCTTTGTGGGTGCTGAAAAAATGTATTTGCTGAATAATTCGGTGAACTTGGTCATCTGTCAGAAGTCAAAGATAGATGACTGGGTGCAGCACTTCAAAGATTATTACCAAAGTGACAGGGTGATGAACTTGACCAAGAAAAGTGAAGCAATCAATTTCAGGACACTGGTTGACACCAAGGAATTATACAAAACGGATATTCAGATTGTTGGTGTCATCAATTATGAAACAGCGTTCAGGCGTGATTGGTTACTGAAATTACAGGGGTTTACCCTGATGCTTGATGAATCAAGCCTTATTACCAATGAAACCGCCAAGCGGTCAAAATTCATTCTGAAAATGAAACCTGAAAGCGTAATTTTGTTATCAGGAACACCGACAGCCGGGAAATATGAAAGGTTGTGGTCACAGGTGCAGTTGTTGGGGTGGAACATTACAAAGAAAGCCTTTTACAACAGTTATGTTGTGACAGAATGGGTTGAGAACGGGGACGGGTTCAAGCGTGAGGTTATCACCGGGTATAAGCACACGGAACACTTGAAAAAGAAACTTGCAAGTTATGGCTGTATCTTTATGAAAACAAGTGAAGTTCTTGAACTTCCTGAACAGACTGAACAGAAAATATTCTTTAAGTCCACACAGGCGTACAAGTATTTTACCAAGAACAGTTACCTGTTGTTTGATACGCTGAATTACTGCAAGTTTGATGATTCAGACAGTGAGAATGAAAACCCGTGTATTGAACTGGTCGGTGATAACAGCCTGACAAAAATGTTATATGCCCGGCAGTTATGCGGGCAATACCACAAAGAAAAATTGCAAGGCTTGCGGGACTTGGTTGAATCAACAGAAGATAGACTGATTGTGTTTTACAACTTCACCGCTGAACTGGATGCAATGCAACGGGTGCTGAATGATCTGAACAGACCTTATTCCGTTGTAAACGGTCAGAAGAAAGACCTGACAGCATACGAAAATGCAGATGATTCAATTACATTCATTCAGTATCAGGCGGGTGCAATGGGTGGTAACTATCAGAAAGCAAACAAAATCATATATTACACACTGCCACTTGGCAAAGGGTCATGTGATTTGTGGGAGCAGTCAAAGAAGCGTATTCACCGCATAGGACAAGCCAAACCGTGCTTTTACTATTACTTACTGGTGAAAGGTACGGTTGAAGAAAAGAATCTTGCAGCATTAAAAGAAGGGAAGGAATTGACAGATGAACTTTTCAAAGATACTTAACTGGATATTTGGAATCATGGCGTTCATTGGTGTGTTCCTGATTATTGGTGCAGTTGGTGCATCTGATTATGCGGTTGAAATGGGAATATATGAACCACTTACCGCACACCTGAAAGAATACATCTTTGGTGCGATTCTGATAATTCCCGGAATCATTTATTTGAAAATTACTGAAAGGGGTGATGAAAATTGAACTATTCAAAGAGCATGAGAAAGTCGGCAATGGTCAAAAGGGTCTTGATTCTGATTGGTGTTGCACTTGGCGTTGGTTTGGTGATTGGTAATGTGTCAGGATATGCCCTGAAAACTCATATAACCGCCAAGGACAAGCAGAAAACAGAAGAACAGACACTTGAACGGTCAAGCACTAAAACCCTTGTATATGGGGCGTATGATGACAAAACTTTTACACAGGAAATTTCCCTTGACTGGAGTGCGGGTGACTTGGACTTCACACCGCTTGACTGCAAGATGCCGGAAGAACAACAGGAATTTACATATTACCTTTGTACCGGGTACAACATTGATTTTACCCTTGTTATGGCACTGATTCAGAATGAAAGCAGTTTTGACCCGGCGGTCATCAGCAAAACCAATGATTACGGTTATATGCAGATCAATCAGATCAATCATCAGTGGTTGACAGATACCCTTGGTGTTACGGATTTTACAGACCCGTATCAGAACATCAGGGCGGGCGTGTTCGTACTTAGAAAACTGTTTGAACGGTATCAAGATACCAACATGGTATTGATGGCGTACAACATGGGTGAAGATGGTGCTGCCCGGTTATGGGAAAAGGGCATCTATTCAACCGACTATACAGAAAAAATACTGAACTATCAGACACAGTTCAATGAACAGTTGGAAGGGGGTGAATAAGAAGTGAGTGCATACCGTGAAGAAAAACCATTGACAGAAGATGACAGATTTACTTTTGAAGATTCACAGATTTTGAAAGAATTGCGTGAGTCTGACCGATTGACAGAAAGGGAAAAACTGGCAGTTCAGAGATTATACAGAACATATCAGTACATGGTGGATTGATGGCAGCAGAAAAGAATTTTGAAAATAAGGTCAAAGCGTTCCTGAAGGACACCGGGGCGTGGCTGCTGAAATACTGGGGCGGTGCTGCTTATACAAAAAGTGGTATTCCTGACCTGTTGGTTTGTTCAGACGGGTGTTTCCTTGGCATTGAAGTCAAAGCACCAAACGGTGAACCGTCACTATTGCAGTTGGTCAACCTCAAAAAAATCAGAGAATCAGGCGGGTATGGAATTTTGTTGTACCCCAAGGATTTTGAACAGTTCAAAATGTTCATTGCAAAAAAATCAGAACTTAACGCTTGGTATCTTTCCAACATTGAAGATCAGAAGCGTTGGGAAATAAAATTATCAAAATAAGGAGTGAAAGAGCATGGCAGCAAAAAAGAAAGCAGATGCAGCGGTTGAGAATACCGCAGAAGTAACACAGGAAACAACTGAACAGGTTCAGGACACAGTTGAACAGATGACAGAGGACAACAAGAAGGAACTTGACAATAAGAAGTATGTGGTTGACCACTTACTTTCAACCAAGCGTGAGGGAATGGAAGATCTGATTGCATACATGGAAGAAATCGGATTTTTTGAAGCACCTTGTAGCGGTGGAAATCACCTTGCTTGTCAGTTCGGTCTTGTTCACCACAGCAGAAATGTAATGATGGCAGCAGAAAATATTGGTTATGCACTTCTTGGTAAAGTCAAGTATGCAGAAATTCGTGATTCAGTCATCATTGCAGCAGCATTACATGACCTTGGCAAGTGCGGTGACTTTGGTAAGCAGATGTATGTGCCTAACATGATTAAGGACGGCAGACCCACCAAGGCAGAGCCGGAACAGAAATATAAACAGTCTGAAAGCAAGCCTTTCAAGCGTAACCCGGCACTTCTTCCACTTGACCATGCAACCCGCAGCATCAAGTTAGCAACCCTTTTCATTGACTTGACGGAAGATGAAGAATTTGCGATCAGATACCATGATGGTCTGTATGAATCAGCAAACTATGCAGTGAAGGGAAATGAAACCCCGTTATATTTGATTCTGCACTATGCTGATTTATGGTCAAGCAGAGTAACAGAAGGCAGCACGGATGAAGGAAGTGAAGAATAATGGATAAAAGAGATAAGAAAATCAGACAGTTAGAAGATGAACGCAATCAGCTGATGGCTGAAAATCAGGAATTGAAATATATCATCAATGATATTCAGTCAGTGAATGATATTATGCGTGAAGATATTGAAAAGGAATGTGCTGCTGAATGTGGTTGTATTGTAATTGAAGGAAGTCGCACCAGTGCAGCATATCAGGATTTAGTTGGTATTCTTCTTGCAAATAACTATTCTGTTGAAGTCATACCAATGGATGAACGCAGAAAGTTAAAAATCATTATCAAGGAAAGTGAGGTATAAGAGTATGGTAAATGAAAGACAGGGAAAAGTTTACAATCCCCGCCCGGTATATAACAGAAAGTTATTACGTTCAGTGATTCGTGCGGGAGTTCAGAAACAGTTTGGTCAGCATTATGTTTCTGCTAATATGGCGGGAAACTTTGAAAAAATCAGAAAGGAACGGGTGAAATAATATGGCACAGATGCTTTTGATTATGGGTGAATCAGGTACAGGAAAAAGTACCAGTATGAGAAATTGCAATCCGGCAACAACTGCCGTTGTGAACCCGGTTGGTAAACCGTTACCGTTCAAGGGTAAGTTCACAATGCTGAACAGTGAAGTTGAATCACGCAAGATTTGCAAATTTATGAAGGAACAGGTAGCAGCCGGGAAGAAGCTGATTGTTGTTGATGACTTCCAGTATATTCTTTCAGTTCCGTACATGAACCGTATCAAAGAAAACGGTTGGGATAAGTGGAATGACTTCGGTGCGAACTACTTTGAAATCATTGAGGTATGCAAGGAACTTCCTGATGATGTAGTAGTTGCTTATATGACCCACACAGAAACCCTTGAAAATGGTGTTACTACTATTAAGCTGATCGGAAAGTTACTTCGTGAGAAGATCACCATTGAAGGACTTTTCACCATTGTACTTAGAACAGGCGTGAATGAAGGAAAATATTACTTTTACACACAGAATAGTGGTAAGGACACCGTGAAGTCACCTATGGGAATGTTCCCGGCATACGCCATTGACAATGATCTGAATTATGTAGCCGATAAAATCCGCAACTTCTATGAAGTCGGTGAGTATAAGACAGATGCAGAAATGGGTCAGGCTGATGCACAGGCTGCATCCGATCTTGAAAAGCCGGATGCAAACGGCAGACGGGCAAGGGGTGGAAAAAAGACCGCAGCCACGGCAACGCCACCTACAACAGAGGATGAAGCACCAAAGACAGGCAGAACCGCCCGCAAGACACATGATGAAGTGGTGGCTGAAAATAATCAGAAAATGGCTGATTATATGGCAGAGCGTGACAAGGCTGTTGATGCCGTTGCAAATGGGCGTGAAGAAATCCCGTTTGAAGAAGCGTGTGCAGCAGCGGATTCTGTACCGCAGCCGGAACTTGAAACACCGCCAAGAAGAACCCGCAAGGAAAGAAAGGCAGCAGAACAGGATGGTACAACAAACACCGATTCTGAAAGTGTTGTACTGGATGCAGATACTTACTTCTATGTTCCGGCTGATGACAATTATGTGATGAAGCATAAGGGTGACAAGGTTGACCTGATTGTTGACGGTGTGGAAGTAATGAAGGTTATCAGCAAGGAAGAATTTGGTGAAGGTGTGAAGCGTTTAGCACAGGTGGGTAACCCACAGCCGGAAAATCCTATTGATGGGGCAATGAACCCGCCGGAGAAGGGCAGACGAACAAGAAGAAGTGCAGAACAGGCAAAACCTGATGCAGATACAACAGCGGATGAAACCCCGGCAGTAGATGAACAGCCTACTGGTGGAAGAACCCGCAGAGTAAGAAGAACACGCTAAGAAAGTGAGGTATTAGAACATGAACAATCCTTTTGGTTTACCTGATGACCTGTTTGGTGCAATCCTTGCATCAGCGATTGCAGAAGGAATGAACCCGGCAAACAACCGTACAATGAAAAAGCCGAACCCGGAAGCATCCAAACAGAACGCTACACCGGAAGATGGTGCAAAGGCTGCAAAGAAAATCTATGATTCCTATGTTGCAGCCGGATTCAATGAAGTTCAGGCGTTTGAGTTATTAAAGTTAGTATTAAGCAAATAAGAAAGGTTAAAAGGTGAAATATTATGGCTATTGATTTCAGTGCATTTGATGAAAAGGTTGATTTACAGGAATTACAGAATGAGGTGCAGAACGCACCTGATAATGATTTTGCTGATGTGCCGGATGGTACATATATCATTAGTATTGAGAAGATGGAAATTAAGTTGACCAAGGCACAGGATAAGTTGATGTTTGCAGTTCAGGCAAAGATCAAGGAAGGTGAACAGGCAAACCGCATGATCTTCTTCAACCGTGTTATTTCCGGCAACAGTTCCGCAAAGTGGACGGACGGACAGGCAATCAAGTCTGTATGTACTTGGGTGAACAAGCTGATTGCAGAAGATGACACACCTGTTGAGTTCGTAAACTATGCAGATTTTGCAGATCAGATTCTTGATGTGTTCCAGTCTATTCAGGGTGCGATTGAAGTTGAAGTTGATTATAAGGCAGATGCTTTCAACCCTATCACAATCAAGGAAGTTTTTGACTGCTAAAATTTTTTACTTGAAAAGTAGATAAAATATCTACAAGATAGAAATGTCAGGCGGTGGCAAGGGTCACACCTTCCACCGCTTTTTATGAAAGGGTGAATGTGCATGATATTTTATGATTTTGAGGTTTTCAAGGAAGATTGGCTTGCAGTTTTCATTGATGTGACCCGCAAAAAAGAATATGTGATAATCAATAACCCTGATGAATTAAAAGCCTTGTATGAAGCAAATAGCAAGGATATATGGGTAGGTTATAACAACCGCCACTATGACCAGTACATTATGAAAGGTATTCTGTTGGGAATGAATCCCAAAAGAATCAATGACTGGATAATTGTTGAAAAAAAGGAAGGGTGGCAATTTTCATCAGCGTTCAACAAAGTTCCAATGATTAACTATGATGTTATGCCGAACCCCCCGGTTGGTTTGAAAACACTGGAAGGTTTTCTTGGCAGCAATATCAAGGAAACGGATGTTGATTTTAGAATAAACAGGAAATTGACCAAGGAAGAAATTGAAATGACGGTTTTCTACTGTCGGCATGATGTGGAAGAAACCATCAAAGTATTCCTTGAAAAAATAGATGAATTTAATGCAATGCACGGTATCATTCAGGCTTTCCCGGACATTGTGAACCTGTCTGATATAGGGGACAGTGAAGCAAGAATCACCGCAAAGGTGCTTGGGTGTTCACGCAGATCATTTGAAGATGAATTTGATTTTTACTTCTTGCCGTGCTTGCAACTGAAAAAATACAAATATGTTCAGGATTGGTTTGAACAGAAAAGACAGGAAGCCTTGTCAATGGACTTGGCACACATGGATAAATACTCAAAACGTACATGGTACAAAGAACAGGGTCTTGAAACCGTGGTTGCGGGTATTCCTCATTCATTCGGTTTTGGCGGTGTTCATGGGGCAACAGCCACACCAATTCATAAGACCGGGCAACTGCTGCACGTTGATGTAAACAATTACTACCCGTCAATGCTGATTGCTTGGGGACTGGTTACAAGGGCAGCAACCAATGACAATTACCCGTTGGTGTATAACACACGAAAAGCCATGAAGGAAAAACAGATTGCTGCTAAAAACGCCGGAAACAAGAAAGAAGTCAAGCGGTGGAAGAAAGCACAGTTGCCATATAAGAAGATGCTGAACGCCTTGTCAGGTGCAATGAAGGACGAAACCAATGCAGCGTATGACCCAAGAAATAATAACTGTATGTGTATCAATGGTCAGTTGATGTTGCTTGACCTGATTGAACACCTTGAAGTTGTACCGGGATTTGAACTGATTCAGTCCAACACGGACGGTCTTATTATTTGGATTCCTGACACAGATGAAGCCTTTGAAATGGTTGATGATATTTGTTGGGAATGGGAACAGCGTTGTTCCACAGATCAGTGTTCAATTCTTCTTGAACTGGATAACATCAGTGAAATTTATCAGAAGGATGTGAACAATTACCTTTGGGTTGGTATTGACGGTGGGGTTGAAAGAATCGGTGCTTATGTGAAGGAACTTTCAGCGGTTGACAACGATCTGCCAATTCTGAATAAAGCACTGGTTGACTACATGGTCAAGAAAACCCCGGTTGAACAGACCATCAATCAGTGTGATGACCTGATTATGTTTCAGAAGATTGTCAAATTATCAGACAAGTATGATTGGGTAGAACATGAACATTGCACCCCGCTTGTCAGTCATATAGGTAAGAGAACAATCAAGACGGTATATGAATACCCTGACAAGGACAAATACACATATAAGTCATACAGGGTGTTTGCATCTAACGATCAGAAGGACGGAAGATTGCTGAAACGTAAACAGGTGAAAGCAAAGGGTGAAAAATTTGGTAATACACCTGACCACTGTTTCATTTTCAATGATTCAGTTGTTGGGGTAAAAACACCGCCTGAACTTGATAGGCAGTGGTACATAGATTTAGCAAAGAAACGCTTGAAACAATTTGGTGTTGTAGCGTAACACCGGGAAGGAAGGTTTTCATGGATTTAGAAATTAGATATGAAAATGGTTCAATGACAGTTCATCTTGAAGAATTTCTTTCAGAACGCAGAATTGCCAAGGTCAGGAAACTGCTGAAAGTTATCAGAAGCAGTTTCACACCTGAATGTGAACAGCAGATGAAAGAATTTATTCAGGAACAGACTGAACAGTTTGAACAAGTTCAGAAGGAACACAGTATTTACATTGAAGGGTACACGCAAAAGGTCAAGTATGCAGAACAGCAGATCAGGCAGACAAAGCACCGTATTTCACAGATTCAGACGGGTGTTAAAAACTCGCAGCTTCTCCGGGATTCACACAGGAAGAACACAAAAGTTTGGAAGGATCGCAATGCTGATGTAAAAAAGTACAGGGAACGCCTAAAAGAACCAAGGACAACTTTGAAGGAACAGAATGAAGAACTTAGGAACTTGAAAACACGGTTATGGAAAAGGCAAAAGGCTTTTGACTGCAATGTCAGAAACAAGGAATTTTATAAAAAAGTGATGCAAGAAATCACTTAAAGGATGGTGATAAAAAATGCCACTATACAAAGGTTATGTTGAAACCAAAGGCAAGGCAAGCATTGAAAAATTGAAAAACAGAACCACATGGAAAACCTATGATGAAGTGAAGAACCTGAACGGGTTCGGCGGGGTTTTGGCTGATGACACTATC